GGGTATCTAAACCCTGTCCGATCACAAAAGCCAAAGGCTTTCGATCCTTTCGCGTAACTGCTCATAAGTTGTTATACCCACCAGGGGCCATGTAAAGCGATGCTTTCTCTCTGGAGGCGTCTGCCGCCAGATTCCATTGCTCCTCGTACACCTCTTTAAGAGCTGGTGCCAGTGGTATCGACTCAGGCTTCTTGCTCGCTATGTAATAGGCTAATCCAGCTACCATGCACGGCAAATACCGCGCTGGCACATCCATGTTGTTGGACGCTGGCTTCCCGGTGTCCTCTATCCTGTCTAGGTAGTAGTACGCAAACGTGTAGGTGGTTGTTGCGTCTGGTACAGGCCAGAAGTGCAACGTCAGTCCTGTCGGCTTGCGCTCAACGTAATACTGCAGCGGCCTTCCCTGCGTCAGCTTGTTGGTCTGGTGGGCGTACTGGCTCACCGAGATTCTCTGCATAGTTAGGTCAGACTGCTTTGAGGTGTCGCCTGCGTCAGTTCGCAGTAGACCCTCAATGATGTCCTGCTTCTCCGAGGTTAAGTCGTATGACGAGGTGCCTGCGGTCAGGGTCTGCGTAGCATCCCTTACTGTCCACAAGTTAAGACCACGGTTCTGCCACTCCAGCATCAACAAATCCAGACTGCGCCGTGCTGTCCGGTAGTCGTAGCCGCTTCGTAGCTCAGAGCCTGCTCGCTCAAACGCCTCTTCAAATATGTCTGACAAGTCAAGAGTAAAGGCTGTAGTTCCGCTAGTCGCCATTAGACCTTCCTTCCTCTAGTCCTGCCCTTGCGGGCCAAGCCGTTCCTGCATTTAGCCGCTTTGGTTTTCTTTGACTTGGGCGCGTTTTTGATCTGCTTGCCCATCTGCGCTCTGCTTATAGGCATATTGTCACCAGTTCTTGCAAGACCAGTAACGAGCCGACATCTTGCTTGGCGGCTTGGAGTCGCACTTGTGTCTGGCGCGGAAGGACTTGCGCCGCCCCGGCTGGCTCTTCTTGATCTTCATGTTCTTGTCGCCATAGCGGATGATTTTTTCTTTTCCATTCTCACACGCCTTGACGACAAACTTTTTCTTGGAGTGGCTGGGCGTTCGCTTTGGCTTGTTGCACGACATGGACTTTTTATTGACCTTGCCGCCCGCCTTGTAATACATACGCATTACTTTCGATGCCTCGACGTTTTCTTGGCAACCTTTTTAGGTTGCTTTGAGTGTTGCTTGCCTTTCTTGGTATCTGCGCGTTTTTTCCGCGTAGTCGCGGCATACTCTTTGTCGGATAAAGACTTGATGGCTTTTTCAGGAAGATAACGCTCACCCGTGGCCTTTTTGCCTTGGGTGCTGGGCTTGCCAGACTTAGTGCGCCACTTCTGTTTAGTCCAGTTTTTTAAGGACTTTTGAGACTTTTTAAGAGCCACGCTTGGACTTTGCCTTTGCTTTGGGCTTTGGCTTGGCCTTTTTCATCATAGACCTTTCAAGCGTGTCAGCCTGACCAGCGTGTAGCTTAGACGCTTTTCTTAGCTCTTTAATCATCTTGCGCTTTTTAGCATCATTAAACTCATGCATTAGTCTTTATATCCTCCCCCAGCTTTCTTGTAAGCGGCGGCAACCATCTGCGCCTTACGCGCTGACCACTGCCCCGGCTTACCACCCTTACCGCCAGCCTTTATTCTGTTGAATATCCGCTTACGCAGTCCGGGCTTAGTGTAGTTTCCCGCCTCATTGACGCGGGACTTAGACTTTTTAGTCTTGCCGCCTTTCTTGTAATACTGTCTCATCAGCCGTAGTTCTTTTTCAGCTTCAGGACGACAGAGTAAGTGTCGCCACTACCCGCGCCTGTGGTGGTGAAAAGAATGTCCCCCGTCTTGCCACCAGCGGCGGCATTGTTGGGTAGACCTACAAATTCAGAAAAGTCCAGCGTGTCGCCATAGTCAGCGATCAGCTCCCACGCCAAAACATTGGTCGTTGCATCGCAGAAAATCTGCACACCCATGCCTTTGGTTGTATACCAAATGCACTCAATGTTGACGCTGGTACAGGCACCTTTGCTGACAGGGTCTGCGCTAAGGGCGGACACATCTACCTTGGCAACAGCCGCCTCACCAGAGCCATCGCTGACATTGGTGAAATGCATGATTGCTGTTCTAGCGCCGTCCTCAATAATCTTGGTTGTGACTACATCAGCCATCTTGTCCTCCAGATAAGGGGGCTACGCCCCCGTCAGTTTATGATGCGTCTGAAGTACTAGAGATGCCGAAGAACTTAAGGACAATAACCGTATCGCCACCCGGATCGCCAGAAAGAACAAGCTCTACTTCATCAGCCGTTGCTGTAGCCGCAGTGGTTGTACCACCGGACATTCCGAGAACGCCATTGCAGGGGAAGAACCCTTTGAAGCCTGTAGAGTTGACAGCGGCAGAGATGCCATCGACAAAGCCGTCAGTGTCTGCGTCAGTGCCAATGTCGTTAAGGTTGACAGCGTTAGCGGCGGCTGTAGTGACAGCAACCGTGACACCCATAGGTAGGAAATTTGACGGGATACCAATAGCGGCTTCCTTACCTGTCGTCGCACCATCGGCTACGGTAATCGTCGCCTCATAGGTGGATAACGTCATGGTGCTGGTAATAGAGCCAGTGGTGGAATTTTTGGTGATATCTGAGAACCCGTTTTCAGAACGGACGGGACCGCTAAATGTAGAATTAGCCATGTGATTCTCCTGTCGTGGCTAGAGTCTAATGTTCCACATGGAACAATTAGTCAGGGAAAAAGGGGGCCGAAGCCCCCGATATTTTAGGAAGTTCCGGGCGAGCCGTAAATTCCAAGTGGATCAGATACGCCGAAGCTGTATCGCTCACGAGCCTTGTAACGGACGTTGCCCGTGTCAAAGTCGCCATCCATTGAAGTCTCCAACGCAGTACGGTCAAAGTGCTTCATGCCGTTCGGTACATCGGTAATCAAGAAGAAGGCATTAGTATCGGTCAAGAAGTGATTGATCGAATATCCTTCTGGGATTGATCCGTTGTTGCGAAGGGCGTTCAGGTCATTGTCAGATGTTCCGACTCGACCCTCAGTCTCAAGCAAGCGAGTTGCTACAAACTGAAGTGCGGGGGGAACGATTAGACGCCGAGGTCTAGCCGCGATCAGCAGTCCACGCTCATCGGTAAATGCGGCGATGTTAATCACAGCATCTTCCAGTGAGGTTTCATTCAGATCAGCCGCAGTGGCAAACGTATTGGAGTTAGTTCCTCCGTTTACCAGCGGGTGAGCCGTGCTGAACAGGGTTACACCGTCACCAGAGTTGAAGCTGGTGAACCCGTTGTTGAGAAGAGCCGCCGCCTTCACTTGCTTGGTATGCGCCATTGCCCTTGCAAGAGACTTTGTGTATCTCGCTGACAATGAGTCATATAGATTGTCCTCCATTGCTTCTTCTGTGATGCTGAAGCCGAGAGCAATCGTTTCGTGATTATACCTAGCAGTGAACGACTCTTGCGCCGAGTCATAGCTGATGGCCGCGCCTTCAGCTTTAACTGGTGCGGCACCGAAGCCGGACAGCTTTACTTCTTCCTCAAACGAACGCTCAGATGATTCAGTTTCGTAAATCATCGTGTGCTCGTCGTCATACCGCTCATACTCTAGGCCGAACAAGGCGTTCAGACCGGGGAGCAGTTCTTTCAACATTTGTGCGCGTGAAATAGCCATTTCCTAAGTCTCCTTAAACGCCGAGCTTGGTTTCGTAGGCATGGCTAAGTGGGAGGTACGTCACAATACAGTCGGTGAAAGCATCACCTACCGTGCTGTTAGGGCCATCCACGAAGTCCACAATACGAAGCGGAAGCGTGTTGGTGGTTGCGATTGAGCCACCGTCAAGAGCATTCTTGCTCCTACCGATAGCAGTTGAGCCAGCAGTGCTGACAGCCGAGACGTTGTTACCCAGACCTGTCTGAGCAATTGCCTCGTCTCCCTGCATTTGGAACAACAGCTTGGGATCATCCACGACATAAGCCATGATGTCACTTGCCGCTGTTGAAGCAGGGAAGTATTGGTTAAAGGTTAACTGACCAGTACCGGGATCAGTGTAGGAAACGCCGACAAAGATGCCGACAGTTCCTGCCACGACAGACGTAGTAACCGCCGCCTTTTCCAAAGTACCAGCCGCAACCAGCTTGACGAAATCGCCATAAAAGATGTCCGTGGCATAACCACTAGCAATCTTGATATGGCGCACTTTTCCGGTGAAAGAACCAGAAGCACTAAGAGTGCCTACGGGTTCTGCACCCATCGGAGTAGCCGCTGTAGCCATTTTAAGTCTCCAAACTTAGATTAAAGGCCAAAGCTCTCCGGTAAACCGGAGTCAGCCTCGACCAAAGGTAGTCCGAGTAGACCGCTCAGGATTGAGAACGGGCATTCGGGGATCGTTTTGCTTTAAGAAGTTATTATCAACAGATGCCATCTGATTGTTGGCGACATCTTCGTAGTATGCCTTTCTCTTTTCAGCCTCTGCTTCTGGCTGTTTACAGAGTAAAAGACCGCCTATTTCGATGTTTCCATGAAATCTGGAATCTATATCAGACATGACCTCAAGCTCTGGGTGATCTTCCTGCTTTACAGGCACCCATCCCTCCCTAAACTTCTGGGAAACATTCGTAGCATCTGACTGGCCCAATGTGCTGGTGCGTACCCACCTAAACACCCAGCCGTCTTGAGGGGCTGGGGTCGGCAGTACGGAGGCCGGTATCCACGAATCGCTTGTTCTTGTCTCTACTTCTCTGGACTCTGCGTCCCTGTTTGTGCGCTGTTCTGCCATTACTGAGCCTCCTTAACAAGCTGGTTGGCATATTGTTCGGGTGTTAGACCTAGCCTCTTGGCTAGACTTAGCTGAGTGCGAGTCAGCTTCACCTTGCGTGGCTTCGCACCGTTATTCCGTGAGGAAGGCGCTGTGACCACGGGGGGACTTTTAGTGGTAGACGCCTCTTCCGAGTCATCACCACCAAAGTATTCTGGAAACTTAGAGCGCATCGTGCGATCTATAGTTTCAAAGTATTCGTCGGAGTTGGGGTCATACCCCTCGTCCCTGACAAGCCGCTCATGGACGCCATACGCCAAAGCAGTCATATCCTTTTCCTGACCAAACCACTGATTATCCTGCGCCCACTTAGCCGCTTTTTCGGTTGGCTGTGGCGGCTCTTGAACCTGTGGCTGTGGCTTTTGTACTGCCGGTTGCGGCTCTGGAAAACGCTGTGGCTGTTGAACCTGCCTTTGCCGCTCCGCATTCATCTGGTTCATCTGGTAATCCGCAGACTGAAACTCAGATTGCGCCCTCATCATAGCTTCTTGGGCTTCGACAACCTTATCCGTATTTCCTTCTTCGTATGCTTGGCGATACTGACCTTTAGCTTGCTCCAGAGCCAGATTAGCTCGCTCTCGAATCTGATGAACCAGATACTGCTCGCCCTCTTGGATGATCGCATGATACTTCTTGTTTTCATCCGCATACTTCTGAGCCACTCTGACAGCTTCTTCGCGCATTTTCTCAGCGGATTCGCGTTGCCTACGCTCCTCATGCTGTTGATAGCGTAGCTTATTAATGCGCTTTTTGACTTTGTCTGAGTAACCCTCCAGTTCTTCGTCGCCACCTTCTTCCTCCTTGGCCTCTTTGGCAGGAGGACGGCGATCCTCTGGGGGCCGGTCATCTACGACTTCGACATCAACATCAGCCTTTTCACCGCCAATAGTTGTCTTGACACCGAAAAACTTGTCCTCACCGGACATGGTTTGCTCTTCCATCTGCTCTTCGCTCATACCTTCACAATCCCCCTAGGATCTTCAACTACTGCTTCAACGCTATCGTCATTGATAAGGCGAAATTCCTT